AAAGCATCCTTCGTCTTATTCAAGACATCTCGCGACAAAAAAATGTATTGAACAACATACAAATGTTAGTAAGTGCGGGAAAATAATCAAATATAAAACCAATATATATAAACACCAAAATACGTGCAAGGAATGTTTGGAAATTTCACAAAAAAACCCGACGGTAAGTCCGATAGTAAATAAAAATACTTTAGGTCATAAGGATTTACTAAAAAAAAACGCATATTTGATTGTAGAAAATCAGTATTCGATTAATAAAACGAAAGTAAGTAAGTTGTTGGATATAAAAAAAATGATTAAAGGCAGTATTCTAAATAATCCTAATGAAGAAAGTGGATTTAGTTGTGTGTGTGGCAAGGGTTATAAACATTCCCAAAGTTTGTATAAACATCGTAAAACTTGTCCTACAGCCATTGAAGCAAAATCATGTGTTGGATATCCAATTGACAAAAAATACAATTGTAAATGTGGCAAGAGTTATAAACATCCCCAAAGTCTGTATCATCATCGTAAAAAATGCTCTGGAACCACGAATGAAAATTCCGAAGATTCTCTACAGGAAGTACCAAAACACAGCTGTGTCTGTGGCAAGTTTTATAAACATCGTCAGACTCTTTATAATCACTGTAAAAAATGTCCTGCAGCCATGGAAGCCAAATCGTGTGTTGTGGCTCCAGTAAAAATAAATCCCAGTTGTGTCTGTGGTAAGAGTTACAAACATAAACAAAGTCTGTATAATCATCGTAAAAAGTGCACTGCAACCACGAAGGCGGTTCCTGAATATTTCCCCCCAGGAACATCAAAACATCAGTGTGTCTGTGGGAAGATTTATAAATATAAACAAAGCCTGCATAAACATCGTAAAACTTGTTCTACAATCGTGGAGGCAGATTATGAAAATTTCCCCCCCGAGGAGAACATTGTAATTAAGACAGAGGATGACGTTATTGTTGCGGATAAGTGGGCGGGTGTTGTTTCTGATATGGTCCGTGAAAACCAGGAGCTCCGCAAATGCATTTTTGAAATGATGCCCAAGATGGGTAATACTATTATCAACAATAATACAAACAATTTTAACATGAATGTTTTCTTGAATGAACACTGTAAAGGTGCGTTGAATTTAAATGATTTCATTAGTAAAATCAGTTTAAATCTTGAAGACCTTGAAAAAACACGATCTTCGGGATATATTACAGGGATTTCAAATATTTTTATTAAAAATCTTAATCAATTGGAAACACACGAGCGACCCATTCACTGTAGTGATTTGAAACGCCAGACAATGTATATTAAAGATTCGGACGGATGGGGAGTAGATAATGAGAGAAAAACCATTAAAAAGGCAATTTCTCAAGTTGCAAAAAGACAAATAGGGGTTATTAAAAAATGGGTGGATCAACACCCTGATTTTAGTAAATCCGAATCTCAAACACAAGAATATATGGAAATGGTGCGGAATTTAACTGATGCAGGAGATAATCCTGTGGCTCAAGCAAGCACTGAGGATAAAATTATTAAAACGATTGCCAAGGAAGTGATCATTTGTAAAAATTAAATAATAATCTAAAAACCTCCTCTACACATAAGTAAAAAATATTTTCATATTTTTTAATATATGTTTTATATATTAAAAATGCCAAATAAAGTTTAATAAATACCAATTAAATATTTGTCGGTATTTATTATAATGACAACCAAAGAAGATTTAGTTGGTTATATTCGTGAATGGATATCATTAGATAACGAAATAAAGGAATGTCAAAAATTAGCCAAGGATAGGCGGACGAAAAAAAAAGCTGTAACCGACCTGTTAATTGATATTATGAAAACAAACGAAATTGACTGTTTTGATGTTAAAAATGGGAAACTTATGTATGCCCAAAATAAAGTGAGAGCTCCCCTGAGTAAAAAGCACCTTTTAAATTGCTTGCAGTCCTATTTTGCTGAACACCCGGATATTCAGGGCGCAGATGTGGTGGACCATATTTTAGACTCCAGGGAAGTGAAAATGAAGGACAACATCCGTAGAAAAATTGGTAAACTTTTAGAAGACTAGCTATATTCTACTAATAAAATTATGACTAGAATATATATATGTTATTGGGACACAAAACCAGGGATAAACTTAAAAAACATTTTAATACATTAAGAACAAAAACGGCTAACAAAGAAGAGATGGATTCTGAAACACCTGCTCCAGCACCAATTTATCATCGGTCTGTCGACACCAGCGAGCAGGACGGAATAGGACGACGCTCTATTCAATTGGGTAAAAAAGAAAATTATGTGTTGCCCTCACCCTATATTTTCGCAAATAGAATTCCTTCAAGTGAAGGAAAAATAGACCTTTCTTTCTTAAAAACTGGTGAGCCCCCCGAGACCACACGTGATAAGAAGGTAAATATGTGTGTTTATAATATTCAACAAAAACCTACACCCTATTTAACCTATTTGTTATATAAATATCCCAAGACTGCGAATGAGAATGAGAAGGTTATATTTCCTTTTATCGATCGTATACCAGACAAATCTAAATCTATTATTGAATTTACGAGAGAAAAGATGGAGAAAGTGCTGTCTGACTGGGATAAAAACATCGAATATAAAGGTTATTTAGACAAATCAAACGAAACCCATTTAGTATTTGAATGTAGATATACTAATGACTTATTATTACATCAAACACGAGATGATGTTTGGTGGTGGGGACTGGTGGATGAAATGATTAATAATAAGGTCATTCTAAATTTCCCAGTTTCACCAGAAGTAACCGGGTTATTTTTAGAGCATCCGTTGCTAGCAATTTTGTTTGATGCCAAAAATACAAAATTGGAGATTCCCATGGTTGGATTTCATGGCGGATATCATAAAGCAATTGCTTTTATCGCAGTGTTAGGACTAACAAGAGCGAGCATAACAGCGTCAATGGGACCCTATTATTATTTTGGGGATTATAAACGTGCTGGGGGGTATGCAATGTGGACGACCGAGTTTAGTAAAACTCAACCGGATATTGTGGTAAAGAAGTCGGGTCGTTTTGATCGTGGGGGGATCGTCCGTTTTGCATTGTTTTTAGGAAAATCTAAATTTTTCTTGAACAGAGAGGATGACCCGCCTGATTCATCTGAAAAGAATAATACCAATGCTTATATCCAAAAAACCATAAAACAAAGGGATGTAGATGGTGAGTGGACCAAAATGAACGATTCTGTATTTGTTTCAGGGCACGAATTTACCATAAATGGTGAGTTGCGAATAATTGCACCCCAAATAATCCTAAAAAATTACACGCAACAAATGCCTCTTTCATACCATTTTGTTAATACTGAACAGATCTCGTCTAATAAAATGAGGGAGTTTGATACCTATTATATCGAATAAAACACTGTTTAAAAATATGTGTAAATAGTAATGGGACTTTGGGGAACGCTTGGACAGATTGTTGTCTTAATTATATTAATTAATTTATTTAGCGCGATTATGATGTTTTTTGGAATTGAGTTTGCTGTATACGGTCCATATTTGTCATGGTTTGTTGCTATATTTATATTTTTCAAAATGTTTGCTGGAAAAAAAAAGAGTATTTTAGAATAAAATTGAATACAATAATATTTACAATATAAATATTATTGATGGAGAAACGACTTAGGAGCAAGACCGAAACCTATATTCAAGATTTTAAAAAATCTATTCATACAAAAATAACCGAATTGGCGCTTTCAGAATGTAATGGAGTTGCGGAACTGATGGAACATGTTTATGATTATCCGACTATTGAACTTCGCAAGGAGGATTTCCAAAAGCGAAAACGGGTAAAAAATCATGTTCCACATTATCAACGATGCTTGGCAAAGAGAGCAAATGGAGAACAATGCACTAGAAGAAAAAAAGGCGACAATACATTTTGTGGAACTCATGAAAAAGGAACTCCTCATGGAATTTTTAATAATACAACCGATGACTCTGTTAAAATTGAAAATATTGAAGTTTGGGTGCAAGAAATAAAAGGAATATCGTACTATATTGATGTAAATAACAATATTTATGACCACCACGACATAATAACGAATAACCAAAAGATGTCGGTTATTGCTAAATATGAAATTAAAGATGGCGAGTATACAATTCCGACATTAGGTATTTAATTTTTGTTTAAATTAAGCCAGGCTCCCAAATCATAAAACACACTTTTGTCGTGTCCAGTTTCAGCTTGGTCGGTTTCATTAGTAGAAATTGTTGAAAATTCAGCCATTAAACCTGCCATGCTGTCCACAGAACTGTCGCTTTGTGCGCTTAACTCTTCGTGAAAGGTGTTTTCTATGTTAATTATATTGTTTTCAATCGTTTTAATAACTTTTTTAACCTCGGTGGCAAGTTTTATTTCTGGCACTATAACCACCTCCTTATTTTCAATAACTTCCCCCATTATAGTGATGGAGGGTTTTTCTTGGTATTTTGAAGATTCGCTTGATTTTGAGGATTCCATTTTATATATATATGAGATAAATGAAACATATATTACCGATTGGAGTATTGGTTCTATATATTTAAGTATATCAATAATCATTTTAAAACATCTTATTAAAAAGAGTTTAAGTATTTTCTATTTTTTTAATTATAAAAATGCGTTTGTAAAGTTTTTTACCCGTTTTGTCATATCCATTGCTTAATCTTTTTGGGGTTAGGTTATATTGATATACTTTCAGTAATTGTCGTAAAATGTTTATTAATGGACATTTTTGCTGTTTGGCACCAGATTGGAGTGCTGTTAAATATGAAGAGCTTAAATAACTTTTGAGACTAGGTATAACAAGACACACACTTTCATATATCTTATCATTAAGCAAAGTATCGCGTTCTATGATAACCCCGTCCATCTCTTCAGGGAGGTTACAAATTTTAAATATTTTTGCAACGGGCTCACACACATTCATATATTAAATATATCACATAATTATATTTAATATTTATTGAAAAGATGGGTTCCCAAATGCTCCTTTTCTTGTTTTCGCCATCAGAACTGCTGCACGAAGTGCGTTTTGCCACAGCTTTTTTAAAAGCTGAGATGAGAAAAGTAAAAAAAAGGAAAAAAATTGAAAAGGATTGAATAGTGTAGGAGAAGGTAAAAAGCAATTGAAGTTAGTAAATAATAAGAAAGAATGAGTTACAGCAAGAAGGAGATGTCAGCGGTAGTGTGTGCGTTGAGTGT